AAATTATCATTTTGGGCTATAGAAATTAATTTAACGTGGAGGGGCGACTCTATAAAAACGCTCCATTCCCCACGAGTTTTAAAATAAAAATTGAAGTTTCTTCCGTAGCCCTTTCATTAAAAACTAAAAATAAAAAGTATTAAAAACTAGTATATATAAACTTCAAAAAATTAAAAATATTGGGAACCACTCCAACTAAGAGGAATCTCGAAATTGGGGTCTTGATATATCTCTTTCAGATATTCAAAGGAAAGTTGGGTATAAGGATACATCTTGCTACGCATTCGAGCATCAAAGTCTTGTAACATTTCTTCTCTGTTAGGATGTAAATACACTTCTCTTTGAAAGGCGTGTATTTTATCTCTCATAACCACTTGAATATCCTTATCATAACTAACATAAGAAAGTCCAGAATAGATTGTGTTCAAATCTAATGGACAAACAATTTGCTGTAACTCATTATGCCAAACGAATGTTCGCTTTAAAAAAGATATATCATCGACATCTTGAAATGGTTCAGAGATACTACGTTTTTGCGCATCTGTAAAGTCCATGTTAAGGCTGAGAAAAAAGTCTCTCATAGAACAAGCATTTAAAACATGCTCGTATTTCCGTATAACATTGACTTTATCATCACCATACACAAAATCATCGACATCTCTCCAAAACCCATCAACAGTAGGTTGTATCCCAATATTACTCAAACACCTAAAATACCACATTGCGGTATAAAACTTATTAACTAAACTATTTAAAATTGCGGTTAAAAAACTGCCTGACGACATGGAATGGGTCGTCAGGTACATGTCATCTTGTACTAACAATAAGGAGTGGACAACTGCATCTAAAACGACGCTAGCCGACACTTTATTACTCCCCTCGTAAAACGACATTAGTGTATCCACTACACTTCGTTGAACTTGGCCGACCATGCTACCATCCCACTTTTTTATATCTCCTGCAAAAACCTTGCCTGTCTGTAATTTTTTATAAATAACAGGCCATTCTTTAATTGGATTACATCCAATCATAACTAAGTTAAGGTCTCTGTGAGATATAATATGTTCGACCATCTTACCAAAATATTTCTTTGTTAAAACTTGATTAAAAATTGTACCAACTCTGAAACTACGAGGC